TAAAAGGGGGCTTACGCCCTCTCTTTTTATGAGTAGAGTGGCGAAGTATCTCTATTAATTATCTAATGAGTTTTGTAAGGAAGAAAATCTCGGCTTATCCGTGGCCTGTTGAAATAAAAAAACCTTCTGAAACAACACCAGGGGAATTTGAAATTTCTACTTTTATTATTAAATTTAAAAGATTAAAGAAGTCAGAACTCACGAAGTTTGAAGCTGAACAAGATTATGGTGCTTTGAAAAAGATAATTGTTGGATGGAGTCAAATTCAAGATGAAGATGGAAAGGATATTCCTTTTTCTGAAAGAGAATTAAAAGCTTTTTCTGAAGATGTTGATTTTGTTGCTGGAGTTGTTCAAGCATTTACTGCCTTTTATCAAAACGCACAAGAAAAAAACTAACTGATGCTGCCCTTTATTGGGTTTCGGGTGGCAGCGGATCAAATCAACAGGTAGATGAAGATGCCAAAATTTTTGGTATTAAATTACCTGAGAAACCAGAAGTAGATACAGAAGAAAATGGTCAATGCATTGTCTGGGAAGAGAATTGGGAAACGGTGTTAATGTTCTTAAGGATGCAAACTCAATGGTCTATGTCTTTTGGTGGAGTTGTAGGTCTTAAATATGAGGTGCTATTAAGTGCAGGCGGCTTATTTGACATATACAATGTAGAGAACAGACGAGAGATGCTTGAGGATTTAAAAATCATGGAATCTGCTGCTCTCACCGAAATGAATAAGAAGGATTCTTGATATGGCAAGTTTGTTAGAAAAAATTACTTTAAAACTAGATTTACAAGGTTTTGAACAAATTCAGGGTCTTGGAAGGACTTTTAAAAAATTAGAAACTAATGCTGTCTTAAGTCAAAGACAGATTAAGGGATTAAGAACAGCAATTTTAGGAGTGGGTAATGGTGCAAAAAATACAATTGGTGGATTAAATGCACAAGTAGATGCTCTAACAAGAGTCAGAGAAAGTGCAAGGATTGGTTCGAGACAGTTCAATCTTCTTACTCAAGAAATAATTCGTGTAAAAGCTGCTATTGATTCAGCAAATTCTTCGATGAATAAATCGAAGTTTGGGCGTAAAGATTTTATGCAAGGCTTGGGAATAGCAGGTGGTGCTATGGCTTTTGGAGGGCCGTTGCCTGGTGCTGCTGGATTGATTGGTGGTGGAATTAATAAAGCAATGGGTGGAAGTTTTAAAGAAGGAGCTACTGCTGGTGTTGGAGTTGGATTTGCTGCGAAGCCTGTGGTGGATGCGATAGGAGGAACTGCTACTTATGCGGCAGATATTGAGAAAGGAAAAATTGCATTAAAAGGAATTACTAAAGATGCTGCAAGTTATCAACTTGCATTAGAAGCAGTGGAGACAGCAGTCAATGATTACAATGTTCCGCAAGAAATAGCGATACAAGGGATGACAAGATTAAGTGCTGCTGTTTTGGGTTCGGGTGGGAATATTAATAATGCAACAGAAGCATTTTTGAATACAACTGCGGCGATCAAAGGTACTGCTGGTAGTGCAGAAGATGTTAAATCGGCGATAACTGCGATGGTTCAGATATTCTCAAAAGGGAAGGTGTCAGCCGAAGAACTTTCTGGGCAGTTGGGTGAAAGATTTCCAGCAGCCGTAACAAAGTTTGCTAAAGCAAATAATATTTCTACTCAGCAATTACAGAAAAATCTTAAAGATGGAACAGTCGGATTAGACATGTTAAGTAAGTTTATTGAAAGTTTAGGTGCTGAGTATGCACCATTAGCGAAGAAGATTGCAGCTTCAAATGAAGAGGCAGGTGCAAGATCTCGAATTGCAATGAATAGGTTAAGAATTGCAGTTGGAGACAACTTAAGAGATGTCGGAGCAGAATTTCAAATTCTTGGAGCGCAAATGTTAGTAGATATAATTCCTGCGGTTACAAAAATTGCGGAAATTGGAGCAGTAGGTTTTGGAGCATTAGCTGAAGTTGTTAAATTTGTTGTTGAGAATTTTCATATTTTAAGTCCAGTAATTGTAGGAGCAACAGTTGCACTTATAGGTTTCAATCTTCAAGCAGCCATAGCAAATAAATCAGGGATAGTTTTGATGGCTAGAAATGCAGTTACAGGAATAATGAACCTTCGCACGGCACTAATAGCGGCAACAGCATCTCAAGCAACTTTTAATGCTACCGTCAAAGCAAATGTTTATGTTATAGCTGCAACTGCAATTGCATCTATTGCAACTGCTTTATGGCAAGTCAGAAATCAAGCAAATCTCCTTAATGAGGAAGGTAGTTTGTTTGCGGCAGATCAGTTGAATGCTAAAGAAGCGGCAAGAGAACTTAAATTAATTGAAGATGCAACTGTACGATTAAGAGATGCTATAGCTAATCCAGAAAATTATTTAGATGATGAAACTTTTCGGTTATTAGGTGCGTCAACAAGGGACGAAATTATAGCAATAGCTAATGCTGCACTTGATCAAAACTTAAAAGGCATAGATGCGCTGAAAGCAAGGATTCTTAAAGTGACAGGTAAGGCTGAATATGATCCATTAGGTGGCGGTGATGGAAAAGAAAACCCTCTTGAAAAATTTGCAAAAGAAGGCTTCAAGATCACAGAACAACTTGAAAGTGCTTTTGTTGGTGCGTTCACAAAGATGGAAGACGCATTAGTTAATTTTGCTAAGACAGGAAAACTTGAGTTTGGAAAGTTAGTTCAAAGTATTCGTGCTGACATGTTGAAGATTGCGATAAGGGCAACAATCACTCAACCTTTAATGAAAGCTTTTAACTTGATGGCTGATGGTGGTGTGATTGCTGGTAATAATATTGTTCCTTATAGAAAAGGTGGTGTTGTAGGCGCACCAACCATGTTCCAATATGGTGGGTCAAAACTAGGGATCATGGGTGAAGCTGGCCCTGAAGCGATAATGCCTTTAAAGCGTGGCCCTAGCGGAAAACTTGGAGTTGAAATGCATGGTGGTGGTGGAGGAGGTAGAGCCACAAATGTTAATTACACAGGGCCAACATTAAACTTTAATGGTGATGAATATGTTCCTAAATCTGCTGTGGGTGGCATTATTAATGCTGCTGCAAAGCAAGGTGCTTCAATGGGGCAAACATCCACAATGAGATCATTGCAAAATAATCGTTCTGCTAGATCACGGATAGGAATGTAATGAGTGCTATTGCTTTAGTTACGTTCATAGAGATCTATGATCCTGAGTTGTTAGACGCTAATGGGAACATTACAGGTGCTGCTCTCAAGCACCGATTTCAAAATAGTGAACCAAGTATTGATGGTATAAGTTTTAATGGAACAACATTTCCTTTTCTTTCTTTTCTCTATCAAGGTGCAACTAGAAGCAAAGATGGAAATAATCTTGAATCAGCTTTGATTTTAGCCAATGAAAGTAATGATAGAGAAGGATCTGTTGGTGCTAATAAATTATCAATGAGTTATGCAGCAGAAGCAGTAAATAATGGTTGGAGTGTAAGAGTTTCTACTTGTAAAATGACTGATTTAACTTTTAGTTCTGTAGAGTCAACTCTAGCAATTGATACTTGGAAAATAGCTTCAATGGGTTACGACAATGCTTCTATTGAGATCTTATTAACTTCAACAATAGATGCAGTTGGTGGGAATATTGGTCGTTTTTTAACAAGTAGTTTAGTAGGACATTTACCTGTGACTGGTCGAATAGTGACGAGATGAAAACTGCAATGTTGTTAGGGTTGCCTTATCGCTTAGGTGCAAATCCAGATCAACATCAAGCTGCTGATTGCGTAAGTCTTTCAAGAGAAGTTTTAAAAAATTATGGAATAGAAAGTCCTGTTCCTACTAGGGATTGGTATAGACGTATGCGAAAAAAAGATTATGAGGTATTTCGTGATGAACTGAAAAAGTGGGGAACCTTAACAACAACCGCTAATATTGGAGTCGTAGCTCTCTGCAAGTCAGAAAAAGGTTACGGATTAGCTGTTTATTGGAAAGGCGGTTGGCTATCATTCGCAGACAAGACGGTTCGATGGAGCCCCATAGGAGGCTTGGAGGTTATCGAACTTTATTACCCTTCGAGGTAAAACTATGCGAATCTATAGGTATTACAGATAAGGAATATTTTGAATTTTTAGATTTAGTTGAAGCAAAACCTGTAGAGGCAGACATTGTAATGATGCCGGCAGTATTGCCTCTGTTGCCAGCTTTTATGACAACAGGTACTGGGGCTGCTATGACTCTTAGTTTTTGGGGGCAGGTTGTAGTCAGCGTTGCGCTTGCTGCTGCAACTTATCTCCTGACACCAAAGCCAAAAACGCCTGGTCAACCTCCACGATTAGAGATTGGTGGCGTTCAAGGGAGAAGTCGTTTTAACCCTACAAGTGGTTTTGAATCTCTACAAGACTTGGCCTCATTAGGTTCGTTTATACCTTTGGTTTATGCAAGATCTCGTAATAGTAGTGGAGGTGTAAGAATTTCTAGTCAACTTCTTTGGTCGCAGGTAAGAACAGCACAGTATGGTGAAAGTA